AAGAAAAGACTGACCACAAAACAATATTTGATCGTAGCGAGAGGCGCTGCAAAGTCGATGTATGCGATGTGCATACAAAGTTATTTTTTAAACGTCGATACCTCAACTACTCATCAAATCACAACAGCTCCAACAATGAAGCAAGCTGACGAAGTAGTATCACCTTTTCGAACAGCCATTACTCGGTCAAGAGGTCCGCTCTTTAAATTTCTTACTGAAGGTTCACTTCAGAACACAACTGGCTCTCGAGCAGAAAGAGTAAAGCTAGCTTCTACAAAAAAGGGCATTGAAAACATGCTCACTGGATCTCTTCTTGAGATTCGACCGATGTCTATTACAAAACTTCAGGGTCTTCGACCAAAAATCTCAACTATCGACGAATGGCTATCTGGTGATATTCGAGAAGATGTAGTCGGTGCCATTGAACAAGGCGCATCAAAACTTGATGACTATTTAATTCTTGCGATTAGTTCGGAAGGAACTGTGAGGAACGGTTCTGGAGATACCATCAAAATGGAATTGGCTTCAATTTTGAGAGGCGACTATCAAGCACCGCATATTTCGATTTGGCACTATAAATTAGATGATGTTGAAGAAGTTGCAAATCCTGAAACATGGTTGAAAGCCAACCCTAACCTCGGCCAAACAGTAACATATGATGTGTATCATCTTGATGTTGAGCGAGCCGAAAAAGCACCAGCATCGAGAAATGATATTCTGGCGAAGCGGTTTGGAATTCCAATGGAGGGGTACACCTACTTTTTCACCTACGAAGAAACAATACCACATCGGGCAAGAGAGTTTTGGGGAATGCCATGTTCTCTTGGAGCAGACTTATCGCAAGGCGACGACTTCTGTGCTTTTACATTTTTGTTTCCGCTTTCAAATGGATGTTTTGGTGTAAAAACAAGAAGTTATATTTCGTCGCTTACTCTGATGCAACTGCCAGCGGCGATGCGAGCAAAGTACGAAAGTTTTATTGCCGAAGATAGTCTTCATGTTCTTGAGGGAACCGTTTTAGACATGATGGAAATCTATGACGATTTAGATCAGTTTATTCAAAGATCAGAGTATGATGTAAGAACGTTTGGCTTTGACCCATACAACGCAAAAGAGTTTGTTGCTCGATGGGAATCAGAGAATGGTCCCTATGGTATTGAGAAAGTTATTCAAGGCGCAAAGACAGAATCGGTCCCTCTCGGAGAATTAAAGATTCTCAGCGAACAAAGAATGTTGATATTTGATCAAGATCTTATGAGTTTTGCAATGGGTAACGCAGTTACTCTGGAAGACACAAATGGTAATAGAAAATTATTTAAGAAACGAAAAGATGAAAAGATCGATAACGTCTCAGCATTAATGGACGCATATATTGCATACAAATCACACAAAGACGCATATGAGTAGGAAAGATGGATGAATTAGAAATCGATCAGCTAGGAGACTATCTCGAGCACAACGGTCTTTCGGACGATGAGATTGATGAAGTTTTGGCTCACTTTGGAGTTAAAGGCATGAAGTGGGGCGTTCGAAGAGATAACCGAGCAAATCTTTTAGTAAAAGTTGGAAAAAAAAGAGGCGACGACGGTTTTGATAGATTCCGAGCCGGACTCGATCTAGCAGGCCATCCCATCGATCTAATAAAAGGTCGTGGTCTTAGAGGAGGTTCACTTCGACGAGGAGAACGCCTACTTGCCAGAAATAAAAGAGTTCGAGAAGGAAACGCAAGTATTAAAGATTTTCTTTTATACTATGGCGGAACCAAAACAATAGATTTTCTACCGACGCGAAGAGGTAGAAACTATACGGGTTATGCTCCAGCCACTGATGCCGTTGATAAAGCACTCAGATTTAGTGGAGCTACCGCTATTACAGCTCTTTTAAATGCAAATTAAAATCAAAAACTTTTTGAAAGGAAGATAACATGAGTGTTCATAAAGCAAACATGCAGGCGGTGCTAGTTTCGCAGCCGAGCATCAACCAGAATCAGGCAGTTGAGGAGCTTGCGGTTTTCGCTAGCAATGGCGTTCCGGTTATTTTGGCGCCGACAACAACAGTCACAACATCCGATGCTGCAGCTACAACAGCAAAGACAACTGCCTCAGCAGAGCCTCCCGCAAACAGTTACGTCATCGTCAAGTATGCTGGCACTGGTGGTAACAGTGTTGCTCACACGCTTGCTTTCGCTGGTGGTACGGCCAGAACAATTTATCTTGGTGGGGCCGCGCCTGCAGCTGGCAAACACACGGTTGCTCAGAACGGTATCATCGCTTACTGGTTTGATGGCACTATCCTTCACCAGTTAGGCTCTATGTAAGATATTTATAACTTCAACATAATTACTAGAAATAGAAAGGAGGTAATAGATTGCCGATCATTTCTCGCGTTCGAAAGGCATTTAATGCGTTTACAACTTATGAGGAACAAAGACCAGAACAACTAACTACCATTGGTCCAAGTTCGACAATTCGGCCGGATAAACCTCGTTTAATGATCTATAATGATCGATCGCTCATTTCTTCTATCTACACTCGAATTAGTATTGATGTTGCTGGTATAAATATTCGACACGTAAAGCTCGATGCCGAGGGTCGGTATTATACAGATGCAGACAGCAATCTCAACGATTGCTTTCTCTTTGAACCAAACATTGATCAAAGTCCAAGAGCATTTCGCCAAGATATTGCTTTAACACTTTTTGATAAAGGTGTAGCAGCGATTGTTCCAGTAGAAACAGACTCCGATCCTCGGCTTAATCCTAATTTTGACATCTCTCAGTTGAGGGTTGGTCATGTCACGGCTTGGTATCCACGTCATGTAAAAGTGAGCATTTATAACGAAAAGACAGGCCTTCGCCAAGAATTAGTGTTGGAGAAAAAGTTTGTAGCCATCATAGAGAATCCATTGTATTCCGTGATGAACGAACCAAACTCGACTCTTCAGCGACTAATTCGAAAATTGGCGCTTCTTGATTCGGTAGACGAGGCGACTGGATCTGGAAAACTAGATTTAATCATTCAGTTACCATACGTAATTAAGTCTGAAGCCCGCCAGATGCAAGCAGAGAAAAGACGCCAAGACATTGAATTCCAGTTGCGCGGAAGTCAGTATGGCATCGCATACACCGATGGCACCGAGAAGATTACTCAGCTAAATAGACCTGCAGAGAACAACCTTCTCAAACAGATTGAGTATTTAACAAATCAACTGTTTAGCCAACTTGGTTTAACACCAGAAGTAATGAATGGCACTGCTGATGAGAAGGCAATGATTACATACTTTAATCGCACAATAGAACCAATTCTTGATGCGATTGTGGAGGCCGAACAGCGGTCCTTCCTTGGACTTAGTAAGTTTAAGGATAAACAGAGGATTAAGTACTTTAGAGATCCATTTAAACTTGTTCCTATTTCGGACATAGCAGAGATTGCCGATAAGTTCTCTCGTAATGAGATTCTCACTAGTAATGAGATTCGAAGCTTTATCGGATTTATGCCACATAAAGATCCTAAAGCTGATCAACTTCTTAATAGCAACATGCCTCAAACAGATCTTAATAATCCAACAAACCCATCTTTGCCGACACCATAACGAAAGAAAGGAACAGTCAAAATGGAAGCAGATTTTAGCGGCTATGCAACAAAAGCTGGATTAAAATGTACTGATGGTCGAACCATCATGCCAGATGCGTTCAAACATCAAGACAAGATAAGCGTGCCATTGGTTTGGCAGCATGGTCACAATACTCCCGAAAACGTTCTCGGTCATGCAATTCTTGAGAATCGACCGGATGGTGTCTATGCGTATGGCTACTTTAATGACACACAGGCTGCCGAACATGCCAAAGGGCTTGTGAAGCATAAAGACATTAATGCGCTCTCTATCTGGGCAAACCAGCTAATCGAGCGTGGCGGACGAGTTCTTCACGGAATGATTCGTGAAGTGAGTCTCGTGCTTTCCGGCGCAAATCCTGGTGCACTTATTGATACTATCAACATCCGTCACGATGACGGCATGACACCGATAGACGATGAGGCTATTATTTATACAGGACTTGAGTTAGAACTTCAACACTCAGATTCTACTACAAAAGGTGATAAAATGACCGACACAGCAGATTCGGCAATGGCCGATATGACGATTCAGGATGTGTATGATTCAATGACGCCAATCCAGAAGGATGTCGTTGCGTACATGCTTGCAACAGCGGTGGAAGAAGCCAATAATGACTCAATGGCACAGAGTGCCTTTGACACAACCGAATTAACAAACACTCTTAAAGAAATCAAGGAAGGAATTGCAATGTCCCACAATT